GTCAGTGTGCTGACGGTCGTCACCGTCGCGAGCGTCTGTGATCCTGCGATGCTGGCGGTGACGGCAAGGTTGGCGGCCGTCGCTTGCCGCGCTTCCATGATCGGCTGGCCGGATGCGTTCGGAAGCGCCTGGCCGATGCTGCGGGTCAGGGCTTGCAAGGCATAGCGCAGCGCCGAGAGCTGCTCGAGCAGCTCGCCTTGCGTGACCTCGACGGGCAGCGGGTTGGCGTTGGCCGTCTCGTGCGCGATGCCGTCGGCGCCGTGGATGAGCTTCACGCGCTGGTAGAGCACGCCGCCGATGTCGTCGGCGGCGATCGTCTCTCCAGTGCCTGGCAGTACGACGTTGTCGGCCATCAGCTCACCGAGATGGTCACGGTGACGTTGAGCGTGTCGCCGTTCACGACGCTTCGCGCCGTGGCGAAGTCGGCGGCGTTGTACAGGATGCCGCTTGTGCCCGTCTGCGCGTTGGCGATGCCGGCGCCGGCGACGGTCGCGGTCGCGTTGATTGAGACGGCGACCGTGGTCGACGTGTTGCTGCCGCCAGACGTCGTGCCCCAGGTGATCGCCGGCCGGTTGCTGCCGGCATAGGGCTGCAGCTCGGTCCAGCCAGCGTGCGACGCCAGCGTGTCGCCGGCGGCGATGGTGCCCGTGCCCTTGAGCAGCAGATACCACGCCGCCGAGTAGCTCGCCGCCTTCAGGAACTTGTCGACGATCTCGGTCTTGCCGGCGTTCAGCACGAGGTTGTCGGCGGTCTCGGTCCATCGCTCGCGGCCGTCCGCGTCGACGCACTGGAAGGTGAACCGCGCCCGTGGCGCCCGCATCGTTTCCGCCTGCATGGTGTCTCCTGTGGTCATCTCGCTGCCCCCGCGACGTTCTGGCGCACCGCGCGCACGCGCGAGACGTCGTGCTGCCAGACCGCGCGCAGCGTGCCGCGGTTCTGCAGCAGGACGCGCGTCACGTCGGCGCCGTCCATTGCCTGGATCGTGACGTTCATCGTCGTTCCGCCGCCGCCGGACATGGCGACGGGGATGCGGCGGCCGTCCGGCAGCGGCACGAACGCTTCGCCGCGGCTGGCGCTGCCTTCGCCGAACAACGCCAGCGTCGGCCGCTTCACGACGCCGCCCATGGCGAACTTGCGGAACGGCACCGTGCCCGTCATCTGGCCGGGGTAGATGCCGCCGGTCTCGAACGTCGCGCCGACGCCGGCGGACGGGCCCAGAAAGGCCTGCAGCGTGCGCATGATGACCAGCTTCGCGATGATGCGCGCCAGCTCGGCCAGCATCGTCTTCGCCAGGTCGCGGAATGCTTCCTTCGCCGACTTCTGGCCGGTGACGATGTCGGCGAACGCGTCCGTCAGGCCGTTGAGGCCGCCGTCGACGATGCGGAGCGCCGCCTCCTCGCCGGCGGCCCCGAAGTCGGTCCACCGCTGCGCGACGCGATCGAGTCCGTCGGACACGCCCTCGACGAACGACCGCGTCTTCTGCTCGACGCCGGAGATGCCGTCAGCGCCGAACAGCGCCTTGACGATCGGCGCCAGGTCAGTGGGCGGTGACGGCAGGTTGTCGAAGTTGGCCAGGCCGGCGATCGTCGACGCCGTCTGCCGGATCTCTGCGGCCTGCATCTGCCGGCCGACCTCGTCGAAGTTGCCGCTGCCGCCGCCCTGCTGCTGGGCGGCGTTGAACTTGTTCTGGAGCTCCAACAGGCGCTGGTAGTTATCCAGTCGCCGGCGCTCCGTTTCCTCAATCTGCCGCTGCACGTCCGCGACCTGGTTGGGCGCGAACTCCTGCGGCAGCTTGCGCATCATCTCGCGCTGCTCGACGAGCTGCTGCGTCTGTCGGCGCGCGCTCGCGACCTGGTCGGCGACTTCCTCCATCTCGTCGCGGAACGCGCGCGCTCCCGGGACGACCGTGCGCGCGTCAAACAGCTTGCGCAGCATCTCGCCGAGCGGCTTCCCGACGACCCAGATCTGCTCGAGGGTCTCGATGATGCGCTCGCCGTTGCTGGTCAGCAGCGCCGTGAAGCGCAGCAGGGCGGCCGTGAGCAGCAGCACGAGGCGAGAGATCGCGGCGACCAGGTTGCCGATCGCCTGGCCGATCTGGTCGCCGTTCTGCGCCAGGAACGTCGCGATGCGCTCGATGATGGGCGCCATCTTCTCGGCCAGCGCCACGGTCGCCGACCGGCCGACGCGGTCGACGGCGAGCTTCATCAAGTCCATCGCGCCGTTGAACCTGACGACCGACTCGGTCGCCTGCGTCGTCAGCGTGCCGCCGAAGAACTCGGCCGTCGCGACCAGGTTGCGGAACGACGCCTGGCCTTGGCCGAGCAGGTCGACGAGCAGCTCGACCTGGCCAGCCATCTTGGGGAAGACCTCGATGATCGCGGCGGCCTTCTCCTGCGGCGACGCGAACCGCTCGAGGCTGCCGGCCAAGCGGTCGAACAGCTCGACGGGGTCGGTGCTGCGCAGGTCCTCGAGGGTCAAGCCGAGCTGGCCGAGCTGCTGCGCGGCCTTGCTGGTCCGATCGGTCAGTGCCTGGCCGATGGCCTTCGTCAGGCTGCCCAGCAACGCCCGGAACTGGTCGCCCTCGATGTTCGACAGCTTGAACGCGTTCTGCAGCGTCTGCAGGCGCTCGACGGTCGACCCGGTGCCGCGCGCCAGCTTCGCCAGCTCGTCGACGCTGGCGGCGATTCCGGTCACCAGCTGGCCGCCGCGGAACGCCGCGAAGCCGCCGACGAGCGCGGTGACTGCCGTCCGGATCGAGACGATCGACTTCGCGAACTCGATGCCCTGCCGCGCGCCGTCGCCGAACGCCTTCTTGACCTCGCGGCCGATCAGGCCGAGAGGCCGGCTGGCCTGGTCGGTGACCTTGGCCAGGATCTCGAGCGTGCGTTTCTCAGACGCCACGGCTCACTCCTGCGTCGCGTGCTTTGCAGCGACCTGCCGCCAGTGCGAGATCTCGTTGGTCAGCACGGCGAACGCGTCGACGAACGTCGCAGACTGGTCCAGCCAGCCGCCGCCAGCCGGCAGAATGCCGCGCTCCATCTGCAGCGCAGCGTGAATCGCCGCCTCGTGCTCCGGCTTGACTCTGTGCCGCGGGCATCCCGGTATCTCGACCCGGTTGGTGCCGCCGCAATCCTGGCACTCGGGGTCCTTGCCCGCGCACGTCGGGCACGCAATGACCACGGGCCCGAGGGGCGGCCCGGTGCATCCTGCGGCGTCGTGCTTGTGGCGATGGGGGCATTCTGTTCCGCAAAGGCCGCCGCCGCGGCAATCCAGCAAAGACGCGGCGGCCAGGATCAGTTTTTTACGCTGTCTCGGTCGAGCTGGTTGGCCTCGATGATCTTCTGCGCAAGCTCGACGATGACCTCGTACGGCAGCGCATCGAGCGACGCGGCCGACGCGCCGCCCTCGACTTCGATGCCGTGCACCAGGCGCTTGCCGTCTTTGGCCGGCTGGAACGGCGCGAGCTCGCCGTCCTGCTCGATGTTCACCCAGCCGACGAGTCCGACCGAGGCGACGACGTAGAACGCGCGCGCCGCGTCCGTCTTCATCAGCTCCAGCAGGTCGGCGAAGGTGCGAGAGCTCAGGTAGCGCAGCCGGAACATCGGCACGACTTCGCCTGCCTTGGCGGCGTCTGCGTGCCGCGCCAAGGTGAACGAGAACGGCCGACCCGAGATGAGGGAGAAGCTCATGGCGTCAGAGTTGGAAAATCACGATCTCGTCGTCGCCGGCCTCGAGGACGCGGCGGGGCCGCATGTTCAGGTCCCACGCGGCGACGCCGTCGGCGTCCGCGACCGCTGCCTCGAGGACCTGCACGTTCGGAGCGACAAAGCCGACGATCTGGCCTGGCGTGTTGCCGCCGCATTGCACGGCGATGCGGCACGCCCGCGCGTTGTCGCGGAAGTCCTCCCAATCGAAGCCGCTGTGGATCTGGTCGATCGTCGCCGAGATCTGCGGGTCGCGGTCGGTGACGTTCGCGCCGGTGCTGCCGTTGGCCGCGTTGGCGTCGAGGTTCGGCGCGACGGTGTTGCCGGCCTGCAGACCGACCGACTTGGTCGGCAGCCGGAAGAAGTCGACGGCCGAGTCGCCAATGGTCGTGTTGACGGTGCGGCCGACGGCGACGATGGCGCCCAGCAGGCGCGGCGGGCGGATCGAGCTCAAGCCCGACGTCGCAACCGGAACCGCATCGAGCGACGCCGTGGCCTCGCCGTTGAAGGTCCAGCTGAACGACAGCGGGCCGCCGGCGTCGCCACGCAGCTCGAAGTCGCCGCGCGCGCCAACCAGGCCGCGGCGCCGGCCGTCGAGGTTGTGCCGGAACGACAGCGACGGCGTGCGCTTCTGCGTCGGGCCGGTGGCGATCGTGGCCGTGCTGCCGCCGGTGTCGGCGGTCGCCAGCGTGTTGCCGGTCGCGATCGTGCCGGCAAGCAGCGTCACGTCGAAGTCCAGCATCGTGCCGACGGAGTTCTCGGCAGTGATCTGCGCGTGACCAACGACCACCGAGCCGTTGCGGACGCGCAGGACGTCGCCGACCGCGGGCGCGCTCGACGACCAAGACGACACCGTCAGCGTGACGACCTTTTCGCTCGTCGGCATGTACGCCAGGCCGGGGTAGTTGGCGACCGTGCCGAGCGTCGCCGTGGTGCCGGAGCTTTCTCCCGTCAGGGTGCCCGACGACGTGAAGGTGCCCTGGATCGGAGCGACGACGACGTCGCCGGCACTGCTCAACCTGTGGGTGACGAAGTTTGGAACCACTAACGTGTTGATCAGGCCGATGACCACGCCTCGGATGGTCGACGACTTCTGCACGATCTCGCCCAGCTGGAAGCCGGTCCCGGTCGGCGACGTGATCGGCAGGCGGATCGGCGTCACCGACTTGTAGGCGCAGGCCTGCAGCAGCGTGCCCCAGTCCGGCACGGTGATCGGAATCGAGGTGTCGGCCGAGCCGCGGAAGTCGCTCGTGAACGTCATCGTCCGCGACTTGCGGCCCATCGGGACGAAGTCGCGCGACAGCGTGGCGCCGGCAGGGACGCGGTCGGTGTTCGCGACGTCGTCGGCAATCGTCGGATCGAACACGAGCATGGCGTCGGCGGCCGCCGGCGACGAGTCGACGCCCTCCGACGTTTCCAGCTTGGCCAGGATCTGCTGCTTGCGGGTGAGGGGCATCGGGTCTCCGGTGGGGGTGCTAGGCGAAGGCCAGGAGTTCTTCGAGGTAGACGCGGACGGTCGCCGTCGTCGAGCTGTCCCAGTCGATCGACGGGGGCTCGCGATGCATCACCCGCAGCGGCGATGATGCACTTGGGGGGGTCCAGGCGAAGTCCGCTAGGCTGTGCTGCTGAAAGTGGGAGCGGATCGCTGCGGCGACCGCACCGTTCGCGGCCTCGTAGGTGAGCGACCAGCGTCGCGGCCGGTTGACCGGGTCGACCGCGCGCGTGCGCAGGATGCTGCCGCTGCGCCAGGCAGCCGACCGCTGCACGGTGTCGAGCTGCTCGAGCTCGACCTTTCCCGGCATCGGGAGGAACTCCGGCGCGATCGTCACGGCACGTAGCCGGGCGCGTAGACGTCCGGGTCGTCGAAGTTGTGCCGGTACTCGACCGTCAGCTGCAGCGTCGCCTCGAGCACCGAGGGGTCGTCGCTGGCGTCGACGGTGTGCCCCGTGATCGACACGACCTCGTCGTTCGGCCATGGGTCGGCGTGCACGACGCGCTCGGCCGTGGCGACGAGTCGGTCCATGTACCGGACCGGGTTATCGCCATCGAGCGTCGGGTCGGCGTCCTCGCGGCGACCTCGGATCAGGACGCCGAGCGTGAGGGTGCACGCGTACATCAGCGAATCCCGTGGCCGCTTGCTTTCGCCGAGGATCGCGACGATTGCCAGGACGGCGACGTTGGTCACCTCCTCGCCGCCGCGCAGCACGGCCGCCCAGCCCGTCAGAGCGTCGAGACGTGCGACCAGCTCGGTCGCGATCTGGTCACGCAAGCTGGCCACGTGCGATGTCCTTGGTCAGGCGGTCGGCAATGCGGCTGAACTCCTGGTTGCGCTCGCCACCGAGCGCGTCCCACGACTCGTAGAAGTTCAGCGTCGGGTCCATGTTCACGGACTTGAGCAACAGGAAGCGGCGGCGCAGGAAGTCGCGGACAACCTTCTTCGCGTTGCGTTCTCCCGGCAGCAGAGCCTTCCGGCGGCCTCGGTATCGCTTGCGCTCGGCCAGCCACAGCCGCTCGCTGTTCCTCGGATCGGGCACGACGACCAACACCTTGCCGGGGTTCTTCGCGCGCCAGGCCTTGGGGCTGCGTTCGCGCGTGCGGATTGGCACGGCCATCCACTTGCTGGTGCGGATGTCCGTGCCTCTCTGGTGCACCTCGAGAACGATGGAGCCAGCGCCGGCGACGCCGGCGAGCTGCTGCAGCAGCGCCGCCGCGCGCGTGGGGTTCTTCTCGCGCTGCTCCTTCGGCGTCACGTGGTACGTGACCCAGTTCGGCCGGATGCCCGTCAGCGGCGCTTCGTTTACGCGCCAGACCTTGATCGCGCGCGAGTTGGCGTCCTTTGCACGCCCGAACCGCGTCGACTTGGCCTTGAGCCAGTAGGTGCGGTGTTTCAGCAGCGAGCTGAAAAGGAAGGTCCGCATCCAGTAGTAGCTCGACGACGGCGCGACCGCGAACGACTGCTGCAAGCCCGACGTGTCGAGCTTCAGCACGATTCCGTCGCGCTCGCTGCCGATCGTCGTCACTGCTGGACCCTCACCAGGAATCCACCGGCGTCCTCGTTGAGCGTCTCGACGATGCGACAGCGCACTGGCGTCTCGCCCTCGACCAGGCTGCACCACAGCTCGTCGCCGTCCTCGACGGACAAGACGCCCTGCGTCGGGTCGGTCGAGAACGGCAGGAAGACCAGCGCCTCGAACGCCACGGCGCCGATCTCGCGGTCGCCGCCGAGCGGCTCGCGCCGTTGGCGGTTCACGACCGCCGGGAACGTCTGCGGTCCATCGCCGATCGGCGCCAGGACGGCGTTCGTTGGCAGCAGCCCGCTGGGGTGCGGAACGAACGTGACGAGCTCGCCGGCATGCTCGACGCGCACCAGCGCCTGCGCATGCCGGCGCATTTTTCGGCCCAGCCCGCCGGCCGTCTCGCTGCCCTGGTCGACGTTGACGCCGTCGATCGTGATGTCGTACGGGCAGACGTTCTGCAGGACGAAGGTGTTCCAGTTCGCGGCCGTGACGCGAACGCCAGCCAGCACGATGTTCTCGAACGCGACGTCGTGCGGCGTGTTGCGCCGATCGCGGCCAATCAGCCGCGACCGGAACGTCGGCAGCTGCTGCGTCGTGACGTTCCGGACGATGATGTCCGAGGCGCTGCCTGCCTTGTCAGCACGCAGGATCGGAGTCGTGGCAGCGCTTGTTTCGGCCCACGGGTAGAACGCGTTCTCGATCGAGAACAACGCGTACGGCACGACGCCCTCGACGCGCAGCCCGTCGATCGTGACTCCGTGCACCCCGATGCGCAGCGGCGTGGCATCGCTGCCGTCAAGCCACAGCTTGACGATGCAGTTCGTGAACGTCGAAGGCGCCGCGAAAGGGTGGACGTTGCGCCACTCGCTTTCGGTCGCTCCCCACAGCGCGTTCGTGCCGGTGTGCAGGTCCGGCCCTCCCGCGACAGTTGGTGCGTTCGATTGCGCGACGCAGTTGGTCACCGTGCGGGTGATGCCCGGCAGGTCGACCTCGTACGGCCAATAGGTGACGAACAGCGGCGCGCCGTTGTTCGTGATCGTGTGGCACTGGTCGCAGGTAAAGTTCGCCACCGAGCCGTTGCCGACGAACAGAGCGTCGTCGCCCATGTACCCAAAGCACTTGACGACGGAATGCAGACCAGTCGCTGCGTCCGGAATCGTGCCGAAGCCGTCGCAGTTATACAGCCACGGCGACAGCGCCTTCGTGCGCAGGTAGTGGTTCCACGGCCCAGACTGAAGGTAGAACGGGCTGCCGACAACCGTCACGTCGCGGCAGCTCATGCTGGGGTAGGCGAAGTCCGCAGGATCACGACCGAGGAACTGCGACCACGCCGTCTGCTGCTGGAACGTCAGGTACTGCCCTGGCGATTGGTGCACGCTGTCGTCGCCGTGCAGGACGTTGAGCATGTCCGACCACGTGGCCCACTCGCCGGCCAGCGTGCCTGGTCCGCTCAGTGTGATGTCGTTCCCCTGGCGCATGTCGAACGATCCGACGACGTACGCGCCGCGCGCCAAGTGGATCTTGGTGAACGGCCGCACCAGCCACAGCTGGTGGTCTTTCTCGCGGACGATGCCTGGCGTTCTGTCCGGCGCCGTGCTGCTGCCTGCAGTCGTCGGCAGCTCCCAGATGCCTGGCGGAAAGACGATGACCAGCGGGTTTGAGGCGGTGCGAGATGGATCGCCTAGGGTGCTCAGCGTGCCGATGTTGCCGGCGTCGACGGTGATCGTCTGACCCGGAGTCGCAGGCTCTTCTTCGACCTCCAGCGGATCGCAGAACAGGCACAGCACGTCTTTCCGGTTGCCGTTGACCTCGACAAGCAGCCGAGAGTCGACCGGAGCAGTCAGCACGAGCGCGCCGCCGACGAGCTGCACCGACGTCGCCACGTTTGCCGGCGCGATGCGGTAGGACGTGATCGGAGCGCCACCGTAGAGCGTGACGGTGACGACTGTCGGAACATCGGCAGACCAGCCAGACCAGGACAGCTCGACGCTGTCGCCGGCCGTCCAGCACTGGTTCCCGTAGAGCTGCGGGCCGCGCGCCGTCGTCGTGCCGACCTTGCCGAAGCCGTAGACGTGGTTCCAGTCGGGGCCTGCGCCGTGGTCGACTCGAACGCGAAAGCGCGAGCTGGCGCGGCTCAGCGCGTAGTAGCTCGCGTCCCAGACGGTCACGTCGTCCGAGACCTGGTCTGGGCCTTTGTCGCGGTTGATCGTCACAAGTCGCAGCGGGTCGTATGGGTGTCGCCCATCGCCCCGTGGTCAGCGAGGCGACGGGCGAGAGCGATGCGCAGCGCGTCAGCGATGCGCGTCACGGGCTCCCGCGACGGCGACCGGCCGGGCGATGGGCTGGTGCTGTCGGGGAGCTGGTGTGCTGGTCTTCTGCCACGGACGTGGCGACCGCCTCAGCGGGCAGCTGCTGCGCCGCGGCGGCGGTCTGGACCGCCGGCGTGACGTATAGGCGGTATCCGCGCAGCGCGTCGAGGACGTCGGCCAGCACGACGCCGTCGGCGAGCTTGAGCTCGCCGAGGTCGCCGGCTGGCGTGTAGACGCGCACGCGCATCAGATCGACCGCTTCGCCTGGCCCTCGAGGAAGACCCAGACGGAGGCCGTGGTCGTGCCGATGCCGGAGACGATCTCGACGACCTTGCCGATCGACTGGTTGCTCGCGCTCGTGAGCGTGAAGGCGTCGCCGCCGTCGGAGGCAAAGACGGTGACGCCGACGTCGGTCTGCGCCCAGTTGGTCGCCTTGGTGACGGTGAGGCGCACGGTGCACGACTGCGCGACTTCGACGGTCTCGCCTTGCGCCGTCGCGCTCTGCATCGCGACGCCGACGTAGGTCGTCCCGGCGCCGGTGAGGTTCGCGAGCCGGCCGTTCGCGTCCTCCTCGACGAGCGCGCCCTGGAAGATGGCGCCGGAGGCGGGGAGGGAGGTCATTTCGCGGAGGCCGCGGAACTCGCGCGGCAGGGGTGCGGTGAGGTTGGCCATGTTTCTCTCTGCTGTGGGTAGGTGGTCTGTGTGCCGCGGTCGGACCTCGCCGCCGGCGCGGCAGCCGGAGGCGAGTCTGTCGGCGGCCGCTACGATGCGGCCGCCTTTGGCGTCACGAGGTCGCCGCGCGAACGGCCAGCTCGAACCGCCCGTAGCCGACGCCGCCGCGCCAGCCGTGGCCGAAGTACGCGCGGTTCGTCATCGCCGCGCGCTCGCTGTCCGGGCCGAGCTCGACGGGCATCACGCCCTCTTCCTGCACGAGGAACGGCCGAATGCCGGCGTCCGTGCGGAAGACGTAGAACGTGTTCGTCGCGGTCAGGCGAGCGTTGACCATCGGCACGACCTGCACGCCCTGCGAGCGCAGCTCGGCAAGCGGGTTGCTGGCGCTGGCCGACGTGAAGTCGCTCTGGATCGCGGCGACGGCCGGGCCCCACAGGTTCGGCGGCGCCATCAGCGCGAACTGGCGCGCGGCCTCGTTCAGCGGCTCGCCCTGGTCGTCGCGGAAGCCCATCAAGCGGGTGATCGCCAGCAGGATGTTCGCGCTCATCTGCGCGGTCGTCGGGCTCGCTCCGCCGGCCATGCCGTCGCCGGTGCCCATGTTGTTGTCGATCGTGCCCGACGAGCCGACCGCGTGCGTGTCGGCGAAGAACGCGACGCCGTCGTACGCGTTGCCGTTCGCCAGCAGCAGGTCGGTGAGCAGTCGCTCGGGGAACATCGCGACGCGCGTCGCCATGTCCCGCACGCGGGCGACCATCTGGCCCGTCTTGTCGCGGCGCAGGTCCGGCAGCCGGAACTCGACGCCGGTCTCGTAGTCGTCGTTGACGATCGTGATCGTGTCGCTGCGCAGCTCGCGGACGGTGCGCTCGCCCTCCCACTTGCGCAGGTTCGGCGACGCGCCGAGCCATGGGTACTGCTCCTGCGGCTGGTCGGTCGGGAAGACGCTCGCGATCATGCGCGACCAGCTGGCGCCGAGCTGCTGGTTCAGTGCGAAGAAGTACTCGCCGCGCACGTTGCGCAGCGTCAAGGGGGTTGCGGTCGTGGTGACGGGCATCGGTCAGGTCCTCAGGTCGGGGTGTCGGGTTGGGTCAGGTCACGCGAGCGAGCCGCGCGTGCCGAGCGCGAGCGACTCCTGGTAGGCGGAGAACGCCGCCGCGCTGTGCCACTCGGCGCGAACCTGCGGGTCGAGCTCGAACAGCTTCGTCCACTTCTCGGGGCTGTCCGGCAGCGCCTTGGCCGCGTCCAGCGGCGTGCTGCTCGGCTGCTCGGTCCCGCGGTTGCCGGGGCTCAGGGCGCGGTCGCTGCTGGCGGCGAGCTGGGCGCGCATGGCCTCGTGGCGCACCTTCAGGTCGGCGGCCAGGCGAACGGCGGCGGCCTCGACGGCGACGCCGGCGTTGACCAGCTCGTCGCACAGGGCGGCCTGCTCGGCCGTCGCGAGCTCGCGGATGCCGCGGATGCGGGCCCGTTCGGCGGCGGCCGCTTCGGCTCGGATCGCGTCGGCGGACAGGGTCGCGGCCGGGGCGGCCGCCGTGGTCGGGGACGGCGCCAGGTCGGCGCCCTTCGTTTCGGGCTTGTTCATCGGGGGTGTGTCGTGCAGTTCCACGGCGACGTCGCCCTCTTGGGCGAGCGCGGCCGCGCTGGTGTTGCTGTCCGCGCCGAGCGCGCAGAACGAGACCTCCCGCAGCTCCGAGCGGCGGAAGACGTGACCCGGGCCGGCGAGCGTGTGACCGTTCACGGTCGCCGTCTCGCCTTCCGGGATGCGTTCGATCTTGGTCGGGCGCAGGTTGACGCTGGCCTCGAAGGGGAAGCCGTCGAGGCTTTCGCCGCGAACCTGCGCGGCCAGCGTCGACGACTGCAGGAACTCGCCCTGCATGACGAGGCCCTTTGCCGTCAGCTCGCGCGCGTCGGAGTAGCCGATGCGCTGCGCGGGGTCGTGGTCCATCAGGATGGGCACGCGCTTCTTCGCCTTGATGCCCTCGAGCTCGATGCCGAGGTTGCCCCAGAACCAGTGGTTCGCGATCGGCTTGCCGGAGTTGGCGACGATCGAGAACGTCGCGGCCTTCTTCTCGTCGCCGGCCGCAAGCTGCAGCGTGTCGCCTTCCTCGAGCGTGAACACGCACGCGCGCGCCGGCACTTGCTTCGTCTGCGTGGTCATTGGTCGGTGTCCTCTGCGGGTGCGTTCTGGTCCTCGGCGGCGTCTTCGGCGTCGTCCTCGGCGCTGTCCTCCTGCTCGCCGGCAGGGGCGGGCGCTGCTGGTGCTGGAGCTGCAGCGCCGTCGCTCGTGAGGGTGCCTGGCGCCAGGTTGTTCCGCGCTTCGATCTCGCGCGCAGCGACGAGGAACCGGGCCCTCGCCTCGAGCACCTCGACCGCGTCCAGGCCGGCGCGCGATGCCTCGATGTCCGGCGTCGAGAGGTTGGCGGCGATGGCCTGGCGCGCCGACTCGATCTCCTTCACCGGGTCGACCCAGCCCCAGGCGGGACGAATCCAGCGCGCATGCAGGAACGCGCGCGGGTTGCGGCGCATCGCCTCGGGGTAGGTCGGCAGCTCGCCGACGGCGATTGCCTCGCGCACCATGTTCTCCCACACCGGCCGCAGCCAGGTGCCGACGAGCGCGTCCTGCTCGATCTCGAAGCCGCGGCGCGCCTCGAGCAGAGCCACGCGGGCGCTCGAGTAGTTCATGCCGCCGAAGTCCTTGGCGACCATCTCGTACGGCAGGTCGAGCGCCGCACAGATCGCGCGCAGGATGCGCGTCACGAACGAGTCGAACGACGAGCCAGGCCGTGCCGGCAGGAACGGTTGGATCTCCTCGCCCTCGTTGAGGTACTCGATCGTGCCTGGTTCCAGCGTCTCGTGGTAGACGAGCTCGCCGTCGCGGCCGGCGTCGTCGTCGACCGGCCGAACGTCTGGATCGGCTGCCGGGTCGAGCGGCCGGCGGATGAACATCGCGACGTTCGCGTTGGCGCGCGCTGCGATGATCTCGGAATCGAGGTAGTGGTGCAGGTGCTCGAACAGCGGCATTGCCGGCGTGAGCAACGGCAGCCCGCGAGATTGGCCAGGCCGCTCGCGGCGGTAGACGTGCAGCACGTTCCAGAAGTCGCCGTTGCGCCGGACGTACCTCTCTGGGTTGGTCGGCCGCAGCGCCTGCGCGGTCGTGAAACGCAGGTCGTCGGGATGGTGCGGCAGCAGCCAGTACGCGACCGGCTCGCCGCGGTCGCCGATCTCGACGCCGTAGCGGACGTTGAGCGGCGTCGGCGGGTCCTCGAGGCGGTCGGCGTCGATCAGCTCGTAACACGTGGCCAGCGGACCGCGCCCTGGTACGACCAGCCGGTGCGCCAGCGCCTCGCCGTCGACCAGGCGCGTCCGGTAGACGAGCCGCGTCAGTGCGCTGAAGTCGTCGACGTCGTTGGCGTCCGCCTGTGTGGCGCAGGTCTCGCGCCACAGCTGCTCGGCCTTCGCGTTCCAGTCGTCGCACTGCGCCTGCGTCAGGCCGGACGTCTCCGGCCGCAGCGCCGACTGCGGCGTGATGCCGTCGCCGACGACGTTGTCGACCAACACGCGGATGGCGGCGGCGGCGTGCGCATCGTCGCGGACCAGCGCGCGCGACT